TAGATACAGACGATATTGCTGAAGGTACAAACTTATATTACACAGATGCAAGAGCTGATGCTAGAGTTGACGCAGGATTTAGTGCAAAGTCAACAACAAATTTATCAGAAGGTACTAACTTATATTACACAGACGCAAGAGTTAGTGCATTATTAGCCGGAGGCGGCGGTACTACTTATGCAACAGAAACATATGTTGACACAGCAGAAACAGACGCAAATACATACACAGATACTGCAATCGCAAACTTAGTAGATACTGCACCAGCAACACTAGACACATTAAACGAATTAGCCGCAGCACTTGGCGATGATGCTAACTTTAGTACAACAATAACAAATCAAATAGCGGCATTAACACACGATGGTTTTGCAGATTTTGTAGCAAACGAACATATTGATTGGACGTCAGCAAGTGCAGGAACAATTCATGCAAGTAACTATTCTAACACTGGTGATACTACTTACACAGCAGGAGAAGGTTTACAATTAGTTGGAACAGAATTTTCAATGGATGGTTCATACACAGGAGATTTTAATGTTGATGGAAATATTATTGCAACACAAGATGTTACGGCATACTCAGATGCAAGATTAAAAAGAAATGTAGAAACAATAAGTAATGCAGTTGATTTAGTTAACTGTTTAAGAGGTGTAAATTTTGAAAAAGACGGTAGACACAGTACTGGTGTTATTGCACAAGAAGTAGAAGAATTTTTACCAGAAGTAGTTCACACTGACGCTGAAGGAATGAAGTCTGTAGCATATGGAAATATTGCAGGCTTATTAATTGAAGCAATTAAAGAGCAACAACAGACTATTGAGAATTTACAAAAGCAAATATCAGATATACAATCATCAAAAGAATAATATACTAATATAAGCAATTATATATTTTAGATAAATACAACTGCAAGCAATAAGCCTGCGATTATCGATAATTACAAGCAAGGAGTCACACTATGGCATTACCAGCAACCGGATCCATTATTAGTATGGGACAAGTACGTAACTATTTTGGACTAAGTGGAAACATCGCTATGTCTACATTAGGAAATACTATTTCACCATCAGTAACATCAAACATTCAGCTTTCAGCTACGTTTGGCGGATGGCAGAATCCAAATTCAACTGGCGCAGACGCTTAATTTGAATAGGTAAATAAAACTAATAATAACGTTGTTATTAACTTGACAACGTTATTATTTTATAGTAAAATAACTTAGATGAATTACACAAGTAAACTCAACACAGGAGAAAACAATGAGTATTAGAACACGTTTTGAAATTGAAACGTTCGTGCTTGGGGCACACCCAACACCGGCAAGAAAAGCACATGCATTAACACAAGAACTTATGCAGGCTAGAGAACAACAACACCCAGATCTTCAAGTATTAGAAGAAGTTTATGCAAACTTTAGTGCAGAGCATGATGTAGATGCATTACTGTCTAACATCAATGATACTGAAGAAGAATATTGGGTACACCGTTTAGCAAAATTGGCAGCGGTTGATATTTTAACAATTGGTAAAGTACAACCAGAACACATGAATTATATGGTAGCGTTGGAAGACGAAGCCTTTGCGGCATGTGTTAAAGAAACAACTTCAATTGCTAAACAATTGAATTTTGAAGTACAGCAAATTGAAGCTGAACTTCAGTCAGAACTAGCTTCTGAAAAGTAATTAATGGTCAGTGTAACTAACCATTATTACAAGAAAGACAATTCCGCGAATGTAGCCATTTGTGTTCCTGTGCAGAATCAAACTACGGCGGTCTTTGCTTATAGTTTAGCCATGCTTCAAAAAAAGTGTGGCGAGACTGGACTTGCAACTTCATTGCATTTTAATATGGGCAGTGAAGTAGCAATGCAAAGACAACAGTTAGTAGATCAAGCACTAGAAACAGATTGCACTCACATTATGTGGATTGACGCAGATATGCAATTTCCAGTAGATACGCTAAATATATTATTAGCAGCAGACAAAGATATTGTCGCTGGAAATTACTCAACAAGAGTCCCGCCACACAGGCCGGTTGCTTTTAAAAGTAAAAACAATTTAGATAGTAGAGTTTTTACAGGAAAAGGAAACGAACAAGTATGGGCAGTTGGAAGCGGAATGATGTTAGTAAAAAGAGAAGTATACGAAAATATTTCTCGACCTCATTATAAGATTGAGTATAACGAAAGCTATACTGAATTAGTAGGAGAAGATATATACTTTTGTAACCTAGCACATGACAATGGTTATAGCGTATATGTTAGTCACGATGTAAGTGACAGAATAGCACATATAGGAACACGTGCATATACAATTAAGGGCGATTGCAATGATTAATTTAATTAATAGAAACAAAGAATTCCAAGGGCAAAGTGTTGTAACACCTTGGGATAGATTAAAAAGGTTTATGTTCGATTCATATCCAGTAGTTAAAACACCTATCAAATTAACAGACGAAGGTGCATTACTTGAAGTAGCATCCAAATATAAAGATACACATGATATGGTTTGGGTAGTATTTGATGAAATTGAAGTAAATCCAAATTTTGCATGGCAATACAGACCCGATGGAGAAATTGGAAAGAGTTTTATCCATACGTTTCCTAGAGTAGTTAAACGAACTAGCAGACCAGTTAGTTGGGGTGATATTCATTTAGTTCCTACACATGGAGTATCACATGGAGTACTGCAAAACAAACTTGTATCAAGCTATCATGTAGCAGAGTTTGATATATTCATGATTAGTTTTCACGAAGCAGAAGCAGATGAAAATTTCCAAAAATTAAGAGATAGATTCAAAGATGCACAACACGTAAAGAATGTAGAAGGCATTGGTAATGCACATAAACGTGCAGGAGAATTAGCAAAATCAGAAATGGTATATATTGTTGATGCTGATGCAGACATAACAGGGCATTTTAGTTTTGATTATATTCCACCAATGAGTAGTAGAAAAAATACAACATTTGTATGGAGTGCAAGAAATCCAATTAATGATTTAGAATACGGTTATGGTGGTGTTAAATTATTCCCACGCGAACAGTTACTATCATTAGGACACACATTGCCAGATTATACAACAGGCGTAGCATTTTATCAACCAATTAGTGATATATCAAATATTACACGATTCAATAAAGACCCATATAGAACATGGCGTAGTGCATTCCGTGAATGTGTTAAACTAGCAAGTTCTGTAAACCCTAATCAAAAACAAGAAGAAACAGATGCAAGACTTGAAACTTGGACAACTGTAGACAACGGTGGACGTTTTGGACGCTATTGTCTTAAAGGTGCAAACGAAGGCAAAGCATATGGACTTGAACACAAAGACAATACAGAAGCATTAAATAAAATTAATGACTTTGAATGGTTACGTGAACAGTTTGTTGCTAGTATGAAAAAACGATAAGTTATTTTTGTTTTGTTTGATGTGTGTGTACAGTTCTAAGTTTCTTAATAAACTGTTTTGAATTAAATTGTATCTTTGCTCCTGGATGAACAGGTCTAGGCCAATTCCCAATTTTAACCCAACAATATCCATCACTTTCGTTGTTTAGTACAGGAATGAACTCATCTTCTACTGTAACAACAAAACTGTGATATATAAATTTCTTATTAGGACTTGTAAATTTGTTTAAAGGAATAACCTTTTCAATAGATGGAACTATTCCTACTTCTTCTTCTATTTCTCTATATAAAGTTTCAATAGGTCTCTCATTGCCTTCTGATTTACCACCAAAAAAGCCCCATGTTCTAGGATGATTAACTTCGCCACTTCTTTGTTGTAGCATTACTCTGCCAGTATCTATACTTAAAAATATACATCCGCTTGCTGTTATCATATATGTCCTATCCAGTGAGTACAATCATCGCACGGGTCGTCAATTTTACAGATATATTCGCCAGTATCCAGAATTATAAATTCCTTCATAACTGTTAATCCACTCTGATCCATTCCATTCAAGCTGATCGTTACTTGAAACATTCGTTACGTATTGAGTTGTATTATTAGTAGAGCTATCAAAACTAACAGTCCATGCGGTACCGTTGTATTCTATAATGTCATTTTTATTTGCAACTACATTAGTCCATAATGCATTTATAGGAGTACTTTCTAATACAACGTAACGTTGTCCTGTAACTGCTGAAGGAACACTTCCGTCTCCGGGATAATTTTTACTTGGATCGACTATAGCATCAACAGCCGTTAGTGTATTTGTAGGCAATGTAGAATTATCTATAGTAACACTTAATAAGTTAGGATCACTTGGATGCTCTTCTAATCTACCAATAATATCATTGTCTTTATCACTAATATCGCTTCCTTTTCTAAGTCTTAATTGACTTATTCCAGATCTTAATGTACCAAATGGTAATAATGCTTTGTCCCATTCTAATACTAATCCATCGTCGTCTAAATTTGCACCCTTATCGTTTAATAATTGTAAATTACCATTTTCATATTTAACTTTTCTATCTTTGTAGGTGACAATAGTATACTTCAATGAGTCTTTATCAAATACTTTTTGTTCTTTAAAGTTATCCAAGTCATCGTCATCTAAACTATATAGTTCACTAATAATAGTATGAATTAGTTTTTGTTGTTTTAATTTTGCTGGTGGAGTAATATATATAGGAATATTAAAAGTTAGTGTGGCAACATCAATAATATCGTCAATACTTGATCCCACACTTCTAGTACTCCAAGTTGTATTAGTTAATTCAACATGACTTAAAGAAGTCCAGTCAACTGGACTATCATTGGTTCTAATATCTAATGTTGGGTTAAACAATACTAGTATTTGTTCCATGAGTTGTAGTTTTTGATCTGTATTTGAAGTCCAAACATCACAGTTCATTACTAACATATAAGGAACAGGTGCGTGTCTTT